GACGGTCTCCGGGTTTCCTCCCCCCGCGGGAATCACCTGTAGGGTGTATTTTTTCTTCGGGCGGAGCCCGGATATAGCTTTGCACGCGGTTCTGGAAACTTTTGCAAATTGTCTGGAAAAACCTGTGGATAAACCTGTGGATAACTTTTTTAGGCAGGTACTTTATACTACGTTCATTTTGCCCATCCAATCGATTGTCACAGCCGCACCGGTTACTCTGATCCGCGCGTCGTTTCCGTTCACATCGATCGTGCAGTCCCAGGATGCTTCCGATTCCACCGTTAGCGCATCCTGCACTGATCCCTGTAGCGTGGCGGATCCCCCGGTGGGCCTGTAAACCAAAGCTCTTCGAATATAGGCTCCTCTGTTCGTGTCGCCTTGTTTGCCGACGATCCGAGCCTCGACAAGGTAAGCTTTTCCTTCCGCCAAAGTGAAATTCAACAAAGTCGCCGGTGTAGCATCCGTCGTCTGGGCTACGCCTTCCAGTTCATTTCTCGGCTGGATCCGAGGGAGGAGTAGGATCCCCGTCGCTGATATGGCCAGGCCGACCACGTGAGCCCCGGGGGTGAATGTCTGGGTCAGTGAACTATTGGCAACTATGTAGATCAATCCTCCCTTGGTCCAGGTCCACGTGCCTTTTGCCATAATTCCTGATCGTTGCCCATACCCGATCGCATCGGCGGCCGTTGTCGTGCTTTGCCAAAGCCCGACACACGCTGTGAGATTCGTGGCCTTGCCTGCCTTGCCGTCCGATTTCACATAGAATGGATCATATTGGGCCAAGGTCACGGATGCTGTCAGTTTCATCGTCTGCCCGGCTTCCAGCTTGTCGCACAGGTCATTGAATACGGCCACCCAATCCACCGGGCCGGCCGGAAGCTTCTCATAGTTATTATGCGTCGTAGCGGCCATTTTCCATCTCCTTAAACCGTGGTCACGGTGAAGACAACCTGGTCGCTGAAGGCCAGGTTGCACTCCTGTTTGAGTTTACAGGTATAGGCCGTAAAAGGCCCGCCGTCAGCCGTTTGCATGGCCGTCGTATAAGTGAAGCTCTTTCCAGTCTGGGTCACCGTCCGGAGCAGGTTTGCCCCTTGATGTATCTCCAGGATAAAGTTCTTAAAATCGGCGTCATCCGTTGGCGCATCCGCGCGATCGTAGACGTACATCCCGTCGCCGAAGCGGTTGCGCGAAGACCACGCCAGCGCGATATCGCCGGCCTCCTGGCTTGCCGAAAGCCCTTCGTCGAGGTAATAATCCCCCACTTTAATTCCCCACGGCGGCAGGGGCGTGTCCGACAATGCCTGGGGCGTGATGGTTACCGATCCCAGATCCGCCAGGGGCTGCACCTCGCCGGCGAAGTTCGCCGACGGCATCTTGAAATAGAGCGCCCTGAATTTGTCCACATCCGGCACGGGGACCTGGTAGGGGGTATCCAGGATAACGACATCGGCCGCGGCGATCGCCCCGTAAGAATTCATCGATGGAAATCCCGCCAGGTCATAAAAAAAGCCCGTCAATTTCCACCGCCTGGCGGAGACCAGAGTGGCCGTCTGATACCGGAAAATCTTATTCCCGCTCCCGGTCATGGAAATTCCGAAATTTTTCCCGGGGGTTTGGAGGAGGGCATCGATGCTAGCCAGGGATTCCAGGGTGTAGTCATAGTCCAGGTCGACGGTCACGAATGCCGTTATCCCATCCATTCCGACCTGGTACACCGTCCCCGTGATCCCGTTCTTGTTTTCACTCTCCTTAAAAAGATAATCGCCGACCGCCGAGTATGCCTGGAAAAGGGCGCTGGCCGCCCAGGAATCGTTGGCCGGACGGGAGAAAGAGATTCCTAGAGTACAAGACCTGGCAAAAAGGGAAGGGTATTCGTACGGCGTGAGCCTGACCACGTCTCCCGGATCGCCGTGGAGAGATCCGATCGCCCCGGGCTGACTGGTGTCGCTCCCGGACGTGACCAGATCGGAAAAATCTTCTTCTTCCGCCGCGTTTACTTCGAGTACGTAGTCCGGCCCCTCACTGATGTTGAGAATCCGGATGCCGCGGGCATTCAATTCGAGATGCTTATCGGAGATAAACCGCACATCCCCCGGAGCGCAACCCAGGCTCTGGGGGCCCAGCTTAAAATCCAGGACCTGCGGATTCATCAAACCTTTCCGGAGGAAAAGCCATCCCATTTTGCTCGCCCGGGCAAAGATGCAGAACCCATCCAGTTGCATGCTCCCGTCCTGGAGGCCGAATTTATCGATATCCACGATGTCGTCTGCCATCGCGACTCCCTGGACATAATCCTTATCCCTCTTGGTAAACTGCACATTGATCCGGTTTTTATATTCCCTGTGCCCTTTGCGGTTCGCCTGGATCGGGTATACTCCCTCCTCCTTCTCATCCCCGGTTCCTTTCGGCACATGGTCTTCATAAATGCTGTTAGGGGATTCATAAAAGGATAGGCCCAAAAATGACATGGCCGCGTCAACGCCGGTCGCGCCGACTCCCGCCAGGAGGGACAATTTGCCCAAAGCCGTAGAAAAAGTGGCCTTGTTCAAGAGAATCACCCAGCCCGCGCCCACGTCATACTGGCAGGAGATCCCCATGCCATCGCGTTTGATCCTGAATTTTCCGGCGACCGCCGAACTATCCGCCCCCGCGGTATACGTAGTCCCCTCAATGAGTATCCGCGCAGAGATCCTGTCCGTGGACCCGGTCTTGGCCCTCTTGATCTCAGCCAGGTCGTTGTCCGAGATTCTGAAACGGATCCCGCCCCATCCTTCATCCGCCCCGGGAGCCGTGACGGCAAAATCGGAGAAGTCCGCCTGGGCGTCAAAGGCCCCGATGACCGGCTTCGCGGACCGGTATCCGGCCTCTCTCCCGGCGGCTTCGTTCGAGAGGGTAATGGTCAGTTTTCCCCCGGCTTCGGCTACGGACCTCATTCGATCTTCTCCCACTGCTCGCCTTTGACTCCGTCCGCAAAATCGTCGGTGAGCCTGGTGGACGCGGTGAATTGCACCGCCTCGCCTTCCATCGTCAGCTGTCGATGAGCGATCTGCCCGTTCATGTAGGTGATAAATCCATCATGATGCTGGAGAACATATTGCAGGCCGTCAAGAACGCTCCTCTGATGATCGAAAACCACGGACATGAGAAGGTCCTTTTCCGTGGCAAAGGCCTCCGCGGCCGCGGACTTCGTCGTTTCCAATACCCCCGTGGAAAGGCCCAGACCCCAGAGTTTATTCGTTATGATGGCCCTGGTGATTGTTTGAGGCGTAACGTCCAGCAGGCTAAATTGGAATTTTTCCAGATACCACATTCCAGCATCGGAAAATCCGACAAAAAGATTATCTCCGTCCGTGGCATAGGAGGCCGAACCCCAATGTAAACCGGTGCCCTGGCAGATAAAAACGAGATTTTCTTTGGATAATTTGATGGGGTTATCCTGCCCGAGGATCAGAAGGGTGCCGATTATCGTTAATTTGGTCGGGGCAGCGCCACCCGTCAAGGAATAACTCGCCTTTTCCGCCCAATCCAAGGTGGATAATTTCACCACGGATTGCGGATAGGAACTTTGTTTCCGATAAAAGAGGTGGTCATTTTCGAATATCATCGGGAAGCCAAAAGGATAATTCGGAAGCGTCAGATCGTACAAAACGGAAAGGTCTTCCTTGTTGAACTTCTTTAAATGATAGGTCCCCTCCTTACCGGTGATGCCATAAAGGGCCCCGGCTTGTCCATTGCATAACCATTTCGCTCCTCCGCTGGCCCTGATCGTATCGCCTCCCGTCTCCTGGTTTTTCTTAAAAAAGGGATAAATATAGCCCCAGCCAACCGGTTCATTCCCCCAGAAACTGACGTAATAATAACCGGCATCATAAACCATCGTCGCGGTCCAGGCATGAGACCCCGCGTATGGATTCCCCCCGCCCAAATACGTCTGCAACGATCCATAGGCCCCGGTAGAAACACATTTGTTCGTGTCCGCGGCCAAGGGGGCCCACATGTTCTGCCAGCTCCCGCCCGTGATCGGGGCGTAGCCCGCATCATAATCATGACTCCAGTAACAAACGTAGAGTTGCGCATCGGACCCCGTGCAAACGTCTCCAACCGCGAGCTTGTTGTGAAGGGTTACGTCTGCCTTGCCAAACTCCAAAATGTATCTTTCGCCCGCCCCCGACCCGCGCTCGGTCAAAACGGCAATCACCTGCTTGTCCGGGAGATCGATAATCGCATGAGCCATGCCATAATCATCAGAGGAAAATGTCGTCGAGGCGACGATTTCCAGGCTGTTCGGGTCCACCTTGGAGATTCTCAGCCGGTCCGGACCGGTCACCGTGTCGGCGCAATACAACCATCCGTCGGCATAAAGGATTTTTCTCCGGTAAACCGTGCTTTCACTCTTCGTCGCCGCTTCGATGAAACATTGGCTCGAAACGTCCGCCACCTCGAAAGTGAAATTCGGGATTGTCGGGCTATTGCCCAGAGGATATTCATTGAAGACCACATAACAGAGATTTTTCCAGACCGGATCCCGGGAGACCGCTGCGGCGATCAGCGGATCGGCAGCCGTCTGGCCCCCTCCGTAGACGGTCGCACAGTCTGCAAAGGTCGAATCCGTGATTTCGTCTTTGCCCGCCCACGCGCGGAGCACGCTCTTCCGGGGGCTGTCGGCCATGCACAATCCCCAGGCCATCGATATCGAATAGGTATAACTGACGGACCCTCCGCCGCCGCCTCCTCCTTTGCCGCCCCCGCCGCCTTCCTCATGTGATTGGGTGTTCAGGGTGCCGATCCAGAGCAAATTGGCGGACAGGCGCCTGCGCCCAAAGGTCACGGGTATCGATCCGCCATAATTGGAAGTTTGAAGCAGTAGCTGGCCGCCGGTAGTTGGCCGTGCGGTATCGGACTGAGGCGGGAAGAGGGCGCCGCCGACCATCAGGCCGGCCATCGCACCATAATAGGCAGTATAGGGGTTGAAACTGACAAATCCCCCGCCGATCAGCCCACCCGCGACGAACCCGACAACCCCCAGAACTGCCTGCCCCGGCGTGCTCATTCGTTCTCTCGCCTCCAGGCCGCGGCCAGCGGGCCGAGCATCGGATGAGTCACCTGGATTTCCTCAACCCCATGTTTGATCGAGCAATGGATCATCCGGTCTCCCCCGATGTACATTCCCACGTGTCCCTCCCCCTGGCCGGGTTTAAAAACCAGAACGTCTCCCGTCCTGAAGGGCCCCTGGGGACCGATTTGCTTCATCTCCGATGCGCGCGAAATCTCTTCGCTGATCAGCGCGCAGGCATCATGCAATGCCCTCTGCCGGTTATAAATTTGAGTCCGATAATCCTGACTCAACCATCCCAATTCCTTGAATACGGCCAGCAGGAATTGCCCGCAATCCGCCCGGTACCCTTTTATGGCTACTCCGTGCATCCATTTGGTCCCCTTCCATGATTCCAAAACCTCGATGATCCTAGAATCCTCCATAAAGCGTCTCCGGCTTCGGGATATATTCGAATCCCAGAAAATTGGCATAGTTGTTGAATTTATCCTTGCACGTCGTCCCCGTGCGGTCACACCCGGCCGTACAGGTTAAAGAAGTCCCGACCGTGGGGATATCCCACAGCGGCCTCATGAGAATTACATATCCGTCCTGATGGTCAAAAACCGCGCGTTCGCAATCTCCCAATACAAGCTTGCCGCGGTTCCACCAGCCCTGAGCCCGGTGGCTGAAAAGAAAAATCGCCGCGTAAACTTTATAAAGTGTGGTTCCGGCCTGAGTTGCGCCGGTCTCCCTCCAGGCGGACTGGGTCAGACCGCAATAGGTATCGAAATGGGCATGATTGCAGGTCTCCGAATAGATGATCTTTGGAAACCGGTCCTGCAGCTTGTCCAAAATCGAGCCCACCTGCATGGATAGGATTCCTTTGTTGTACCCGATCTCCCCCGTGGCCCATCCCTCGAATAGCTGATAGGTCGCGGTGTTCGTACGGTCCAGCAGGATGATCTTCACCTGGGCGTTCCGCAGGTAATCGCGCTTGATGATCGTGGGGATGGAATGCTGCTCCTCGCCGACCGTCACGCCGATCAGTCCCATTTCAATCTGGACCTTATCCACCTGCAGGTCCGCATGGAATTTAACCTCGCTCCTGCGGATGGGGATGGCCTGGAAGGGATTGCCGCCGTAGCTCACATTTTTATCATGAGAAGTGAACCTGGCCACGGCCGCGTTCTGGAGGGTAATCTCATAGAGCTCGACAATGTCCAGCTCGGCGGGTGTAGAGTCGAATGGCATCCCGGTTCCTCATTTTCGAAATGTAGGGGCGACCCGATGTGGTCGCCCGGACGTAGGGGCGCGATGCGCGCGCCCTCAAGCGTTGACCTCGATAAACTCGATTTCCCCGAGCCGGTAAAACTGATGTGCAAAATATTCGAAATTCACCAGGTCCTCTTTCAACCGGACCAGGTAGGAATTCTCCCTCCAGGTCGCCCCGCCGTCGGCCACGGTCCCGTTCGCCGTCGTGGGCCAGGTCGGCTCGGATCCTCCGCTGATCCCCGCGGCGGTGCAGATGTAGGAGCGTCCGTTGGCGGTTACAGGCCGGACGATGGCGTTCAAAGCGTAAGTGTGCCCCGCCTGCCATACGATATTCCGGTAGGCTTCCTCCGGGTTTTGGAGATAAAGGGCTTCATAGCTCCCCTTGTGGGATACGAAGAATGCGAAAACCAGGTCGGATGTTTCGGCGATGATGTAGGATGCGAATTTGGCCTTGATGGTGTACCGGGGATCTTCCTGGGTGGCCAGCCGTTGTTCGATTTTATTCCCGTAGCCGATAATCAGCGTCCGGAACGCCGGCGTCTTGGTGAGAGAGTAGGCAAACGGAGTGGTGACCGGGAAAACCTCGGGCATCTCATCCCCCTCTCCTGGAAGGATGATTGTCCTTGGCCGCCGCCCGGTTCGCGTCCGCCAGTGTGCCCTTGTTGCGCAGGGCGAATTGACGGAAGGACGGAGCATCGATGGCGCTCACGTTCCAGTTATTCGTGATGTAGGTATCCCCGCCACCCGCCTTTTGCGCGCGCCCCAGGGCCCGGAGCTGCCCCGGCGTAAAAATCGATTCATCTTCCTTGATGATTGCCGGCATTTCGCCCCCCTTGCCGGTATGGAAGCGGGGCGCGCCGATGAAGGTTGCGCTAGGCACCAACCGATAGGAAACCGTTTCGCCGGGCCCCTTGCCCCCGTGCCCCACGGTCGCCATCTCGTATCCGGAGTTGGCAACTCCGGTATAGACTCCGGGCTGCGGCGATGCTGTCGACGGGCTGCTTGAATAATAAGAGACGATCATTCCGATGATCCCTCCGTAGTTTCCCCCCGCGCCTTGGCTCTGCGTCCCGATGATCTGCTCCATCAGCTTTTTGGCCAGCAGGTCGGAAAGCATCTTCTCGATCGAGGCGACGAACTGCCTCCAGTAGTCGATGCCTCTTTTCAATTTCCCCTGCATGGCATCGAAAAAGAGCGTCCCGAAACTGTCCTCCATCGCCCTGGCCGCGCCCTGGGCCAGATAGATACCTTCCTGAAACGCCGTCATGGCTGCATTGGTGTATCTTTTCAGCCCGGCGAGAAGCCCTTCTTCAAAAGTCCCCGTCTCCTCCAGCAGACGCAGGCGGATCATCTCCGCGTCATGGAGCTGCCCCTGCAAGCGGATTCTCTGCTGCGCGTATTCCACTTTTTTGGCGTCGGAGGATTCCGCCTTATCCTGGATATCGAGGAGCGCGATCTCCGCCCGGACCTGCTCCTGTTCCAGGGCCACGTCGGCCATGCGTGCCTCGCCGGGCCGCATCTCCCCGGCCTCGACCTTCAGCCGGTTTAGTTCCCGCGTCCGGTTGATCCGGGCGATGAGGTTGGCCAGGGACGCCTCTCCCCAGGAGAGTTCCATCCGGCGGTCATATTCGCTGTACGCCCCTTTTTCCTTTTCCCTGGCCTGGGTCAGTTGCTCTCTAAGAACTATAATTTCCGACAGCGCTTTCGTGATTGCCGCCGTATCCTCGATGGGGATGACCAGTTTGCTCTCTTCCTTCTGCTTGATCCTAGCCTCGATCAATTCCCGATCGAGCCTGTATTGTTCCTGGAGGCTCTTTTCCTCGGATATCCGGCCATCCCGCAGCGCCTGCTCGTTGAGCACCTTTTCCGTCTCGATCCGGGTCTCGACGATCGCCAGCCGCCCCTCGGATTCCGCCTGCGCATGAGCGGTCGCCCGCGACTCTGCATCCTGCTCGGCCTTTTCCCTGCTCTCGGCCAACTTGGTTTCCCGCGCCAGCCGCGCGTTGCCGATCTCTTCGTCCCATTTTTTGGTGAGGGCCAGGCGGTCTTCGGCATTCGTCGTCAGGATCAGCTCGGCATTCTTCTGGGTCTCCAGTGCCTCGATCTCAAACCCGCGCTGTTTCAGGATCTCCGCCTGGACCATCAGCCGCTTGGCAGAGAATTCATTCTCTATTTTTGAAAGAGAATTCCTCTTAAATTCGGCCATCTCCTGATCGGAGATTCCTTTAACCTGCATGCCCATCATCTTCATTTGGACATCCAGAGCGGCCTTCCTTTTCGCTTCCTCATCGTTAATCGCCGCAATCAACGCCTGCTGCTTTTGTAAATTTTCAAGCGGGGTCGCACCTTTCCTGGTTGGCGTTTCCTTCCCGCCGCCGGCAGCCGGAGCGTTCGCCTTTGCGGCCTGCTGCGATTCGGCCCTCTGTTTTTCCCCCGCATACCACGTCTGAAACGCCTGCTCATATCCCTGCCCCCGGGACGTGCCGATCGCTCCCAGCATGGCCTGTCCCTGGGCGGTCTCCGCAAATTTTTTCCTGGCGTCCGTCTCCTGTTTTACCTGTGCTTCCCGGCTGGAGTATTCATTCATTTTATCGATGATCTTGGTCAGCAGAGAGAGCAGCTCGGCGAGCGGCCCGAGGCCCTTCTGCATGTTCTCGATCATGTTCTTCCATGCAGACTCGAACCTCAAAAACGTATTGATGCCCAATTCCTGGGTGGCTTTCAAATCCTTGGTCTTGGAGTTCATCCGGTCCTGGATGATCTCCGCCGTAGCCTGCACCCGGGCCACGTCGGTCAACTGATCCGCGGTCTTTCCCAACCTCTGGGCATATACATCCAATTCATAATTGAGATCGATGTACCCGGTAATCGCCCGGATGGCTCTGGCGTTCCCCGTCTCCAGCGCGGTGCCGAGCCTCTGCATCCCCTCCGGTAAAGTCATGCCGGCATAGGGGGCCATCTTGGCCATCGCGGCGGTCAGCTTCTCGATCTGGTCGGGTTTGACGCCGGCGAGCATCATCTCCGTGGCCCGGGCCATCAGGTCCGTGTCGTCCATGACGCCCTTGGTGATCGTCTTGAGGCGGGAGATCATGGCCTCCGAGTCCGCCCCCACGGATCCGGCCATGTTGCGGAAGGCGGTCTCTACCAGCTCGACCTTCTGTCCCTCTTTGACGAAATTGTAAACGGCCGCGGCCGCGCTCCCGATCTTCCCTACGATCTCCAAAAACTGGTTCACGCCGATGGACAGCGCGAGCCAGTTTTGCTTCACGGAGGAAAGAACGCCCCCCAGCCCGCCCATCGTTTGAGTCGTGCTCTTAGCCTGGGCATCGACCTTTCTGAGGTTTTGCTCCATGTCGATGGGGCGGTTGAACTGGTCATAAAGGAGGACGCCCTGCTTCTGAAGGCTCTGCAGACCTTTGCCTACGTCGGCCAGGATGGCGTTGGCTTTGTTGACCGCCTCGATGGTGATTTGGACTTTATTTTCAGGCATTTTTTTTCTTAACCGCCAAGACGCCAAGTTCGCAAAGTTTTTAGAAATATATTTCTAAAATTCATTCTTCGCGTTCTTTGCGCCTTCGCGGTTCAAAGTTTCTTCTTCTCGCACTTTTTGCACGCCCAGTCTAAAAACTCCCCGGACTGGGCCTCGCAAATCTTTTTTTGCTCGGGACCGCACTCGGCATTTTCTTCTTGAATGAGGGTCCCGATCACCGCTTCGCGGAATAAAATCTCTCTGCTTGCAAATTTCAAAAACGGTTTGACATCCGAATAGGTAAATCCCCAAAGGACCGCGTCCCGTTTGGTCACGTCCCCTTTGGTAAGGATGACGCAGATTTCGGTGATCCAGTCGCCGATTTCGCCAGCCCCAGATTTGCCGCCATCCCCTTGTATTTTTTGGAGAGCGAAGCTATCTGGTTGCAGGACAAAAAATCCTCGATCACCTTCGTGGCCGTTTCAATGTCCAAAGCGGCCTCCAGATCGGCCGCGATTTCTTCCAGGTCCTTGTCCTTGAGGTTGACCCCTTCGGGATTCAGAACCACGGCAAATGCGCGGGGCAGCTTATTCCCCAGCGCGAGCACGACTGCCGATGGTGTAATCACCGCGGGCAGATTGAGCCCCATCAGCAAATCCAGCAGCTGAGGAACCTGTCCCAGGACCAGCTTCCCCTGGGTGTATTTCTTTTCCCCGATCTCATACGTGAATTTTTCTCCCATCGATCCTCCTTATTTTTCCGCGCCACTGGTAGGGCGCGTTCGCCGAACGCGCCGATGGATGCGCGGCCCGCTCGGCGAGCGGGCCCTACCATGCTTTATTGCGCGTACTGCGTGACCTTATTCCCCACGGTCACCTTTACCGACCCGTAGGTGTCATCCTGCAAAACAACCAGGTCGCCAGCCTCCCCCAGAAACTTTCCGCCCACGGAGATGGGGGCTTTGAGGACGTTGCAGCGGGGACAGACCACCTCCACGAAATAGTTATGCGCCGGCTCGGGAGGATCCACCACCGCCGCGTCGAATTCCGCCCCCGTGGCCTTCATGTAGACCACAAAGTACTCGTTGTCGGTCATCTTCCGCTGGAGGATGTAATCCCTCGCCTGGCGGTTCAGCCGGATGGTCTGCATCCTGCCCTGGCGGACCGCATAGTTCGCATAGTTCCCGGTTCCGCCCACGCGGAATTCGATGAGCATCTGATTGTTGAGCACGTGCTCGATCGACTCGATCTCCTCGGCCAGGACGTGGCCCCCGATCAGGGCTGATCCGTCCCATTTCCCGCCGATCTTCACGACCAGGTCGGTGACTCGCAGTGGCGGCTCGGAGACGCGCGCCGGGAATGTTTCCCACGCGGCCGCCGTGGGGGAATAGATGATCTCGTAATCGCACAAAGTAGCCGCGACTCCAGGCGCGGTGATGGTGATCACCGCCGGGCTGGCATCGGATACAGCAGAAAAGACCACGTCCTTCCACTCTTCCGTGGTCGGCACTTTGACCCGGATATGGTGCACGTTGTCCAGCCGCTCGGCCGCCGTCGATCCCTGCACCCCGTTGGTCGCCAGGGTGATGGACGTGGCGTTGTAGGCCGCATTCACCGTTTCCTTGGTGATATTGGAGGAGTTCTTGCCGGTCCCCTTCACCGCCAGGGCCAGCTTCGCCCAGCTGTCCTTTGCGAAAGTCGCGGTGAGCTGGTCGACGTGCATCCCGGCAAACCGGCGTTTGAAGATCGTCTTCCCGATTCGCATCGCCGCCGTGAAAGAAGGAAGGGTGAGGCCCTCGGCCGGGGTAATGACGTGCTTGTACCCGGTTCCCCAGGCCGCCCCGTCCACGACCGACCCCAGGGCGTAGGCATAACCGAACCCGAAGTGCTGGGACTGAGCCTTGTCAAAAGGCATATCGGCCCCGGTAAGCGCCCCCAGGTCATAAACGGTATCCGGCTCTTCCTTCCCGGTCAGCTCGTCGGCGTTGGACTCCCGCCGAGGGTCCAGCCCCAGGATGGTCGCCATCGCCACCAGCATGGACGTGTCCAGGGTCTGCTCGGTATTCAGTGCCGCTTCTTTGAGGTTGGCCGAAACGACCAGTTGATCGTAATTGGCGAGGTAGTTTCTCATTTTTTATCTCCCTTCATTAATCCAGCGACTGGCTGGTCTTAAAATCGAACCCGTAAATGGCCATCTCCTCTGAGATCCATATCGCCTCGATCGAGAGAGGATGGATCGGCTCTATGTTCAGGTCCAGATTGTTGTCGATCAGGACGGACCTGACCAGGGCAAGCAGGCTATATGCTCCGGTTCGCAGGTCCGCGAGGCCGCGCAGATTTGCGTCGAGGATCACCGCCGTGAAGGTCATCTCCTCGTCGAATGACCGGTTGACCGGCTCGGAAAATACCGACCTGAGATAATGAATATAGATGGCGGGGAACGATATACTCAAAGACTCGGCCTCGGCGGTCAATGAATCTAACTGCCCGCCGTAGGTCTCGATCGTCTCGCATGCGGCCAGGAGGGCAGCCGAGGCCTTCAACTGGGCGACAATGGCGTCTTCGATGGCGGCAACGGTTAACATTAAAAGTCCATTTCAGATCTCAGATTTAAGATTTCAGATTTGAGGCCGGGTTTTTAAATCTGCCATCTGAAATCTGCAATCTAAAATCCTTTTAATTTATCCAGGGTGAACGTCTTTTCATCCGGAGCGGTATAGGAAACGCCCCCGGTCTCGGGCGCCACGTCGACATCGATGCTTGCCTTCCCCTCGGCAATGTCCCTGAGGATCCGCACCGCGTTGTCGTACCGCACCTGCCGGGCTTCCGGGATCGTCTTGGTCCGCCGGGCATGGAGGTTGTAGACCGCAATATCCACCGAGCATTTTTTGATCACCGCGGGGACCGGGCTGAAGGGCACGGTGTACCTGGCCGCGCAGTAACTGTCGATCTCGGCGTCGGCCGACGCGATCCCCTGCGCGACCCGGCTCTCGACAATGGCCCCGGTCAGGGCGTCATCCGTGAGCTGGATGAGCTCCTTGTCGGAGATCACTTCCCGGATGTCTTCCAAAAGGCAATAGGCCATGATCAGTTCCCTCCCAAAACCAATGTAGACCCCGCGCCGCCGGCGCCTAGCGTAATCCCCCCCGGTAAAATATTGTCGCCCGCCCTCAGCGGATGGGGATAGGTAAATGGGGTGTAGGGGTAATAGGCATTGGCCCCCGACGAGCTGAATTGCATGGTGCTGGGGCTCCCCTCCGTCGGGGCGGTGTTTGACGCACCGGCCCTGCCGGTGAACGTCTCCTTTCCGCCAGTCGCCGCCGGGGCGTGCAGAAAATAATCCCGGTCCTGTACGTGGAACGTTGCGGAGTCGGTGGTCAGCTCGATGGGATTTCCGTTCACCGTGTTGTTCCAGAAGAAACTATTGAAGATCTGGTCTTCCGCCGGCCATGCGGTCCGCAGAGGGCTGAAAACGGTGCTGCTCCAGGTTTCCTCCTCAATCAGGCTGAGGTATGTATATTGGGGATACATGCCCACGGTTATCGCATTATTATGGGCCAGAACGGACCCCCCTCTGAAGGTCAAAGCATAGCCAGTTACCCTGACCATGTTGATCGTGTTGTTGTAAACCTCCACGATGGGATGACCGCGCAGATCGGTCGAACCGTTATAATAGTTCCCGTTCCCGTGGGTCATAATCGCCGCGTCGGCATAGCAATCGCCCTGGGCCAAAATGCATTCGTTATAGCACCAGGTCCCGGTGAAGGTGTTGTGGCGGATGACGAATCGTCCTCCGTGGCCCGATTCTATATGACAGTTCAGATTTATGCTCCCGCAGGCGAGAGTCTGATCCCGGGTGAAAGTATTGTCCTCGACGTAGAGCGTGTTGAGGCCCATGTCCATCCCGGCGACGATGGGGTCCGCCCAGGACTGATTCCCCTGCGCCGCCGCCGCTCCGCCCAACAGGCTGGTGGAGATATTAGAGTTATAAAAACAGTTCTGATCAAGCACGCCCTTTACAGCCCCATCTATTAGGATCTGGGCTTTTCCCCGGTTAAACTTATTGTGGTCCACCCTGATCTGGGTGATGTTCCCGGAGATGGCCACCCCGTACCGATCATAGGAAGTGAAGGTCCCCAGGTCGAAATAAAATCCACTGATACGGACCAGCGAGGTCGTGGTCAGGCTGACCTGAAACAGGCCGGCGTTCAAGCTGGGATCGGCGCTCAGCATGGCCCCGGTATTATTGCAGGCGTTCGATGCCTGCGAGTCCGGCCCGATGATTTGGAGTGGTTTATCGATCACGATCCCCGTCGTCCACGTCCCTCCGTCCCCGGCGGAAACGTTGATCGTATCTCCGGAGCTCGCCTGTGAAACGCAGGAAGCGATTGAGGCTCGGTCCGGGGTAGAGCTCCAGGTCGGGGTTGATCCGCTGCACGCGGCCCATGCCGACTGGGCAAAGAAGAGTAAAATCCAGATTAGGGGAAAAATTTTGACCATTTAATAACTCCCCGCACAAACCGGCGGGGCCGTGGCAGAGGATTTCCAGTTATCAATTTGAAACGCATAGTGCGAGGTCGCGCCCGTTCCATCGGCGCGAAGCGTCTCATATTTCACGCCACCATTATAGGTGGACGTGTTACCCAGACTAACAGGCAAATCGTTGATCGTGACGGAGACTCCTCCTGATGCCTGATTTGCCAACCAGTGAGTTTCTATTTTATAGAAAGCATTTAAAGTGACTTGGTACGTAGCCTGTTCAACGGGCGACTCATCCTGCTGTGACGTTTTTATGGCTAAATAGTAATTTCCCCCATCCACATACTGGCTAATATCCACCAGGAGACGCACATCATTTTCTAGACGGACCATGATCCGTCTAGTAGTATCGTTGGATGAAGATTCCAGCTTCAGAAAATAAATATTGTTGTACGTGTTTTGCTCGGTGAGCGTGGTATACGCCTGGATCGTCCCATCGTCGGTCTTGTTTATTCGAAAGGAGTGGACGTTAGCCGCGTCACAAGCTAAAGCCGACGAATTGGGATAGTCTGGGTCTGGCGTTCCAGTCGTGGACCAACTGGCATCAAAGCCAGGGTTGGTGTCGAACGAGTCACAGGTTAAGCCCGCGTCGGCGCATGACCAGACTGCGCCAGATAGCCCAACCCCTGCCACCTTCGCCGGACCGGCCACCCCACCTACCTTCGCCGGCGAGGAAACCCCATCCACCTTCTGCCCCAGGCAGACAGCCGGAATCAGCAAAAAGGCCAGCGCAACGAGGAAAATTTTTCGCATTCTACTTCTCCACCCAGGTGTACCCAAATGCCGTCTCTATCACGTTGGTCCCCACCAAAAGCCCGACCACCACCACCTGGTCCCCGGTCCCCGGCGTATACCCGCTGCAAAGCTGTACCCCCCCGGCCGTCTCGCTCGCACAGACCTCCGTAGGCCCGTCCGCCGGAGAGGTGATATTCCAGGTGTCGTCCCTCATGACCCCTTTGATCAAAATCACCCCGTCCGCCGCCGAGCTGATCGCCGCCGTGGCGATCCCGCTGGGATGGATCAGCTTACCCGTCCCGTCGCAGTCGTATTTGTAATATTTCCAGGCCGAGGCATTGTACTTCTTATAGACGATATCTCCCTGGGCCAGGTTCTCCCCCGCCGTCCCCAGGATGGCGGTCCCCTGCCAGGCGTGATCGGCCATCGAGGTGGCTTTTTGGAGGATGACCTTCTGGAGGTTGTTGGAAGAGGTATCCCCCACCGTGTTCGCCCCGGTGAAGGCGTTGGTCGAAGCCAAGCCGGGATAGTCCGTTCCCGCAGATGCCGCCGCGACAAGAGAACCAGTTCCTTTAAGGATGCCGGTGATGTTTGTCTCCGTCGCCGTGGTCAGGTAATCAAAAGTGAACGCCCTGTTGGGCACGGTGATCGTCCGGGTCGTCTCCGTGCTGATGCCGGAGAGCCCGAACTGAAAGCACTTCGTCGCGTCGGCCGCGTCGCAGTATTTAACGCCGGACCGGATGTATCCGATGGGCAGCGAATTCGTGGCCTCCGGCCTCCCGGATGCGTTGCCGATCCAAAAATAATACTGGGCCAGCGCCGGCAGCCGGTCCACGGAGGCCAGCGCCCCGGAGGTAAGGTCCGTGGCCGCGTGGGCATGAGAAGCCGCCGCCGCCCCGATGGAGGTCAGCATCTGGGCAAAGGTCTCGCCCATCAAGGTCTGTCCGTTGGCCGTAGGAGCAATCCCCGCCCAAGTGGTCAGATTTGCGGCCGCCGGTTGGTAAACGCCGGAATGACCATGCGCGGCCGCCGCCGCCCCGATGGAGGTCAGCATCTGGGCAAAGGTCTCGCCCATCAGGGTGATCCCATTTGCGGAAAACGGAATCCCGTCCTTCAAAGTCTTGGAGTCGGCCCCGTTCCACTGGGGGACATATCCGTCATGGTTCGTGGCCGGTCCTTGGACGTCTCCGGTTCCGGAAATAGTTAGCCGGACGATCCCGTTTCCCTGGTCGCTCAGGGACCCGTTAGGTACCTGCACCTTCCTCACAGGCCGGATGGAAGGAGCCCCGTCTATTTCCTCGACAGTCAGGGATGGGGTCCCACTTACGCCCAGACCTTGCCCCTGCCCGGGCTCCGGAACCAGCATAAAGATGAGGAGCAGGATGAAAAGGACCTTTTTCATGTTCTTCTCCTACGTTTCAATCCGGATTCCGCAATTTTGCTATGCTCCCGGGCTGAGGTACAGGATCTCCAGCTCCACCGGCCCGGATGCAGCCTTCGCCCAGAGCTCGAAATCAGGGGTATTTATCCCCAGCACCAGGGAATTCCCGGCCTTGATCGTCCAGTACGCCCCGCCGGGGTTCGCCTGGTTCGCCAGGTACACATCCACGTCGCTCCGGCACTGCAGGAGCACGTTCCCCGAGTCGGTGAATTGGACCTTCATCCAGTTGGTGGCGTCCAGCCCGACGGCTCTCGGAATCGTCGCCGTGATTTCGCTCATCGCAGACCTCCTGATAAACGCTAGTCGTAGGGGCGATTCATGAATCGCCCCTACTCCGCCCTGGCAACGCCGCTAGCCTTACGGATGAATGATGTTCCCCAACAGGTACCCGGCCCCCGCGAAGACCAGGCATTCATCCACGTTGTGCCGCACCCGGTAGATGTTGGACCGTTTCTGCTCTTCCCGGTACTGCTCCGTGACCAGGTTGTTCGGGCTGTCCTCCGTCCACAGGAACGTCCTTCCCAAACATGGATCGCGGAGATCCGCCCCGCCGGCGCTGACTTTGAACAGGCCGCAGTATTCATCGTCCCAGATGTCTCCGAGCGAGGCTGCCTGCCCCTTCTTGGCGGTGTCCTTGATGGCATTTCCCACCAGGACCTGGTCCACGCCAAAATACTTGGCCATCATTTGTTTCTGCGCCTCAAAACCGCTCATCTCGATCGGGTTGGTATATTTCAGGACGTCCTTGATCTCGGCCGTGCGCATGACGGTGTTAAAAACCTTCAGGCTCATGGCCAGGGCGTTGGGCAGGAGTCCGGAGGCCAGCCTCATGGCATCCTTGCCGGCGTCGACGTTTGCCTTTGGTACTGCGGTCGCCGCGGTGCTCCAGGCAATGGCCACATCGGCAACGGTAAAATTATTGGCGTTGAACAGCATCGCCGCAATCCGCGTCTCCTGCCCCCGGAGGTTGATGTCCACGCAGCGCTTCGCCGCCACTTCCTCGGCGTCGAAGTACCTGCGATAGAGTCTGGCCTCCACGTCGTCCACCGGTTCCTCCCATCCGTATTCTTTGCAGGCGTAGGTGCCCGTTTCGAACTCATAGTCGCTGCGTCCGTAGTTCCCCCGGGGAGCCCGCCTGTTGTCCTGGAGCTTAATCAGGGCTTCCAGGGGAATCTTGGGGTAATCCGCCGACTGCTCCGGCACATCGAAGAGCGGCAGCAGCGCCAGCCCGATGAATCCCCGCTGGCTCGCCTCCTGGTTATACTCGTAGGCGATCGCCCCCAGGTCGGGCCTCTGAATGGTGGTTGCAGATGTGGGTCTGGGCATTTCCGTTTCCTCCTTTTTCCTTTTAAGGTGTTTTGCGGGGGCGATTCACGGATCGCCCCCACGGGTTATTCCTGTGTTAGGTCGTCAGGCACTTCCTCTTCCCTTCGAGCCAGATCCCGGCCAGGAAGAAGTCGTCGGTCCCGAGCTCCCCGTCCTTGGGATGGAGAATCAGGGTCAGCGCCTGGGGGGAGGCCGGGAGGTTTCCCGCGGTGATCGTCAGGGTCCCTTCCTCCAGGGTTCCGTCGGCGGTGAACTCGCTCGAATCTCCGCCGCAGTTGTCATCGGCCGCGGGCGCGTCTCCAACTCCGGAGAAGTACGCTTCCACCGTGACCACCGGGCTGTCGACGACCGCCCCGCCCACCTTGAGCACAGTGCCGAGCAGGTGGAGCACCAGGGCTGCCCCGTCATCGAGGTCCTGGGGCATCGTGAAGTGGACGGCCATATCGCCCGGGGTGGCATGATTGTTCCACCTGATCCCCACGTCCTTGTTGGAGATCTGCGTGTTGCCGAAGGTCGCCTGGGCCTCAGAGGCGAACGCCCCGATCGCCGCCCCCGCTTCGGCGCACATGAAATCGGGCTGGATCTGGTATTGGGCCGTCTTCATTCCCACCATGATCTCCGCCAGCGCCGCTTCCGCGGTGACCCCGGTGATGATGTTGCCCGCATCGGCGATGCTGATATTCGCCGCGGTCGTGGAGATGACGGTGAAATCGATAAACTCGATGATGTCCCCGTTGGCCGTGGCTTCTTCAAGTGCGATCCCGATGGCCGTTCCGCTCGACGTGTCGGAGATTTTCCCGGCGGCGGCGCCGTAAAGAGTCGCTCCAACGGCGATCGCCTCGGAGGCGATGCCCTCATGGCTCCCGGGGTAGGTGCGCAGCTTCACCGCCACCGCGGCGCCGGTAGCCGCCGCGTATTCGGTGATGCCGATATGCTGTTCCCCGGCCCCGGCCAATTCCACCTGGGGCGGGGTCGTGGCCGAAGCGGCGGTAATTTTTACCCGCACCTTGGCCCCCAAAGCCCCGTTTGCCGTGAATGTCTTGATCCCCTCGTTGAACATCTCGTTCCTCCTTTATTGAATGGTAGGGCGCCCTATGCCGTGCGCCGTTCATTTTTGGTTGATCTGCTGGATATACTCCTTATGCGCCTCGGGGTTATCCTTGGCCACGAAGGAGATGGCCTCCGCCCGCGAGCATTTTTTGTCGGCCATCCTCGCGTCGACCAGCTTGTCGAAATCGGTCGGGGGCTGTTTGCCCCGCCCCGCCACCTCCGAAAACTCGATCACCTTGGGAAGCCCTTCCAGAAAGGATTTCGCAAAGTCCAGCGGCTTCTGCTTCTTCTTCTGCCCGCCTTCCTCGAACTCGATCTCCGCGGGGATCCCCGCGACGGCTTCGAGGAACGAAACCATGCCCATCCCCGGTTTGGTCATGCCCGGCATGAGCTTCCCGGCCTGCAGCAGCCCTTCACATAGATCGGAGAGGATCTTCCTCCTGGCCCCCGTTTCCCCCACAATGAGAATAGCCTCGCGATCCCTGAGCCCCTTCTCCTTCTCCGAGAAATCCTTAGTCGCTCTCTCGGCCGCCAGGCGTTCCCGCTCCTTCACCTCGGCCTCGCTGAATACCCGCGGCTGCGCGGTCAGCAGTTGATCCTCCGGGATCTCGTCGATCGCCTTGGTAAAAATGCCTTTTAAAATGTCTCTCAAGCCCATCTTCGCTCCTCCTTTGTTTTTGTTGTTGGATTCCTCATATTCCAGGGTAATCAAACCTTCGTCGAACTTTATGTCGGCCAGGCCTTTCACCGACGGCGGCATAGCTCCCAGAAAGCCGATATGCCGCAGGGTCAGGTCCGGATAGAGGGAGATGCTGCGTTTCTTGAACATTCCTTTCTTGACCATATCCACGAATTCCGGCACCAGGTTTTTGAGTTTGGCGGAAAGGACCAGCCCCTCGCGCCGGAGCCCTTCCACCCATCCCCAGGCTGGCGCGTCCGTGATCGGATGGCCGATCACCACGGGCGCTTCGTGTTTCGACGGATCATAGGAAGAGGCGATCAGGTCCAGATCCGCCTCGCTCCACTTCCGGGTATTCCCCTCGGAATCCGTATGCTCCCCGATCCGGAACACTGGGACCCACCCGAGATCCGGGTCGGCATGATCCCCGCCCTTAGCAACCCATTTCCCGTCGGCATTTTTCTCATATTTATTTTTCACGGCGGCCCAGGCGGTAGCCATGCATTTCTCCTCGTCCCCGGCGTACTGCTCGGCGGCCGAGTTATAGGCGGCCATCCAGATCTCCTGGCCATGATCCGGGAGCCCTTTGACCGCCTCCGGAAGGTCCTCTTTTTTAGCGTAAGGCATGCCTTTTTACCCCCCTCAAAAACCCCGAAAACTCAAAAATGCCGTTTTTGGGGTCACGGACCTCGAATCTCGTTCCTGAAACGCGCCAGGACGCGCCCAAACGATATCAGGACGCGCCCAAACGATATCAGGACGCGCCCAAAATTACCCCCCTGCCGAAATCGAGGGTAAGGGTAGCACCCCCCCCCGAGAAGTCTCGTCCTGGGGCAAATTTGAGCGATTCGGGTTTCCGCGTTTTTCGTTCTTTTCCCGGGCAAATTTCCGGAGCATATCCTGGACGCACAGGCCGCAGAATTTAAGTTTTTCCCGGGTCGTGTTTCCCCGTTCCAACCGGCCGCAATTCGGACAGGTTATCCCCTTATTCTCCGCTTCCATTTTCGGTCCCTTCATCCTTCTGATCGAGCAGCCATCTAAAAAATCCCGGCCTGTAGACCCGCACGAATTTTTCGATTTTTATGACCGGCATCTTTCTCTGCCGCCATTCCCTGACGGTGGTCTCCGAAACCTCCATCTCCTTCGCAAGCTGCTCAAGAGTGATAAAATCGTTGGCCTTCATCCTTCAAACCTCCCTCAGTTTGTTTCCCTGTTTTTTTACCTTGCGCCTTGAACCTTGTACCTTGCGCCTGGTATTGTGGGGCGGGGGCAGGACGGTAGGGAGGCCGCCTTTTCAAGCCCGGGCGCTCTAGCCCCCGCTTTTCGATGTCAGATAATCCTGCAGCGCCGCCCTGATCTCCGCCCAGTCCTCGCTCTGGACCATCAGAAACGGCCTGGCCGGGATATCGACTTTGTGCCCCCGGCCGGCTTTGCCGCCCAGCTGATGGATGGCTCCGTAAATTTTGTTGGTGCCGATCTCCACCCGGTCCGGGTGAGCCGTGAAGTGGACCGAGCCCATCAGCCCGCCGCCAAAACCCCGCCCGATCAAAATTTTCTTCCCCGCCAGGTACCTCTGGAACCCGGCCGTGAGGCCGCCCCTTTGCGTATACGCTTTCGTCTTACGGCCCATCGTGTAGCCGAGATGGTAAGAAATGACTTTGAGGGGCTTCCACGGCGGCCGGCCGCCGGCTTCGAAATTGCGAATGACGGATGTCCGCACGATGCTGCCGATGATCTTCATGGCCGGAGTCAGATTGGAGGTCCTTTCCCGCAACCTGCCGATCAGATCTCGGACACCCTGATCCTCGATTTTCACGTTGAGAGTCACACCGGCCATTTTTTTACATCCACTTTTCCAGGGTTGTAATCCCAGCCGGGATCGATCCCCACCGGGATTTTATGTGTTCTGCCGGTTGATTTATCGGTCCAGTCGTAATATTCCGGCGCGGGGGCTTTAGTCATCACCGGGTGAGCCCCCCCCGCCGTCTCTGTCTTCAATCTGTCCACCTCACGGGCGGATAAATTCACGACCCCTCACTTGCAGCCCCAGCCGTTGGGCGGATAATGGGTATTCCAAAAAGGATCGTCCGATGGAAGGACCAGGTTGTACCACTTCATATGCTCCGGGCGCTTCTCGATCGAGGTCGACGCGACATACCGCCAATAGGGCCTGGCCGCCAGAACATCCGGATCGCTCATCTGGGCGTAATGCCCAGCGCTGTAGGCCACGCTCACGTTGGTATTGAAAATTACTCCCGTCCTCCATCCCCGGCCGCCCTTGTAGCTCCATCCATATTTCTGGATGATCTCGTCGAAGGCCTTCCGAAAATCCTGGATCGTCGTCCCCTCGGCGATTCCCGCGTCCACGGCGGCCCGCAAATCCGCGAGGAGGTCATCCTTCATCGCCCCGGCCACGGTGAAGGCCCGAGTGTGCATCTCCTTCCAAAGGTCCGTCCAGGCCCGCGTAGGCAGATTGACCTTCTGCCGGAAGAAGGCGATGGCCTCGTCAAAGGGAAGATTCAGGTATTCAGCGCTGGGCGGCATCGAACCTCCCCGACAGATCGGCCAGGGTCATGGCCCGCTGCATCAGGTTGCCCAGGGATACGGGATCCATTCCTTTAAAAAGGTCGAAGAGTTTATTCCGGAATTCCTCGATGGAGCCGCATTCCTGTAAGGCATTGCTCACGGGCGCCATAAGTTCATCGATCGATGCGTCCGCCATTGCCTTGTTCGTAATCCGGTCGATCGTGGAACCCGGACCGGCCGAATCCGATTCGGCAAATTGCCCGGGGCCCGGGGAAAGGACGGGGCCCGCCGGCGGCGCGATCACCTCTTCCCCTTCCTCCGGTTCGGGCAGATTGTAGGTCTCATATAGGTACCGCTTCGGTACTTCAATCCCGCCGATATCCCGCAGAATGATTTTGTCTCTCTCCGCCAGGGCCTTGAGATCTGCTTCCGGCTCGGTCCGGATCCAGAATTTCGGATAGACGGGCTGCGGCCCGAAATTAAAATCGACGATCCATTTGATCACCGTCGCGTTGAGGCATTCGGCGAGCAGGTCCGCGTCTGCTTTGACAATATCGTCCCGGACATTTTCCTGGCTCTCCTCGTTGCCGAGCTTGCCGGGAGTCCCCTCGGTCGTGGCCGTCTGCCCTAGCACGGCCTTGCTGATCTGTTTGTCCATGAACTCGCAGAGAGACTCGTAGGTGTTGACCGAACTCGCCCGCGCGGCTTCGATCAGTTCGATCAACATTCCATCCGGGGTGATGACGGCGGATTCCTGCTGCATGGCTTCCAGGGCCGCCAGGAGCTTGTCTTGTTCTGTTTTATCTGTCCCGGGCGGGTATTTCCCCCAGGGCGTGGGCGCGCCGAACTTCTCGGCGAAGATGACCCAAAATTTGATCCCGTGTTTTTTGAACCAGACCGGCCACCAGCATTTTTGCCCCAGCCCCTTCCCGTAGGGGTTATCCGACGAGCCGTAGGTAAAGACGATGAATTTCCGCTCGGGAACCGGTTCCCCGTCGATCATCGAACTCGGCGTGAGCAGGCGCAG